GCCCCAACGTTGAAGGCTATGTAAAAATAGCACATTTTATGTCTTTTTACAAGTCGCTTATCTTCCGCATTACGAGCTCATACTCTTTCGGGTACGCCAGCTTTATTGCCTTCATGTGCTCGTCAAGCACCTGCATCAAACCGCCGAAAGGAACAGAGCTGGCAGCCGCCACAAAGTCGCTTTGCGGTTCCGCTTCCGTGGAGTACGCCGCCCGGTAATCCGTGGGCGGCAGTGCCTGAATCTGCGTTTCAGGTGCGTGCGCTTCTTCCAGCTCGTCCCGCACAGTGCAGAGGGCAGCAAGCTTTTCCACGCTCTGCCAGTCCGTCGACCCGCATTTCAGCTTGTGAATATGGGTGTTGATCTCGTCAATGTCCATGCCTGCCGCCCTCCTCCCTTATGCGTTGCGCAAGATGTTAGCAGCCTGCTTGTAGGCGTCACGCTCTGCACCGGTGGCTTCCTGCATCATGTCCTCGATGTCAGAGATCATGCGCTCACGGCCATCCGTGCGGGAGTAGTGCCCGCGCACATAGTGACGGCCACGGTTGGCGTAGCTGTTGCCCCGGTTGTAACCGTTTCCGGCATCGCGGTTGAAGGATCCGCGCATGTCAGCTTTCCACTCACCCGCACGGCTGTACTCGCCGCCCTCGCAGTAATCCTCGATGCGGTGGATGTCCAGAANCAGTTTATCCAGCATGACTTTATCTCCTTTCTTATGCTACCCGCTCAACGATCAGGTTACTGTTTGCAATGTTGACCGCCTGCGTGCCGGTGTTTTTAACCGCCACGGTCAAGCAGCAGCCGCGCGGCACCTCGATGAACGCAGCCACGAAAACGTTGAAGTAATTTTCGACTGCCGCCGGGGTAACAATGGCGGTCGCACTGGTCAGCGATTCACCGCCGACAGCCAGCGCCACGGAAATGGGTCCCACAGTGCCGCCGGTGGGAACGGCGATATTGCCGCCAAAGCTTACCTTAAAGCGCGCTTTGCACTGATTGGTCAGGCCTCGCAGAGTCACAAGGCCGCTGCCCTCACGGTGCATGATGCAAGCAGGGGCTTTCACCGCGGTCTCGGTCAGGGGAAGGTTTTCACCCGCTGCCACGCTGACGGTGTTAGAATTGCTAAACTCAGCCATTTTATCGGCTCCTTTCATAGAAAAAACGCCGGGACTTTTGCCCCGGCGCTCTGGTTCGCAAAATCAGCTCAGGGGCTGAACAGACTACAATTTGCAGTCAGTTGCCGTTATTCGGTTAGGCGCAGCTGCCACAGCCGGTCCCACAGCCATAGTAAATGGCGTTGGGGTTGGGCACCTGATAGGCAGGCACGGGAGCTTTCTGCTGCAGAGTCCCGATGATCTGGTTGGTCTGCGCGTTCATCGCGGTGGTCAGGAACGCGCTCTGGCGATCCTGAGAAGCAGCCCGGCGCAGCTCGTTGTTCTCGCTCTGCAGGGTGGCGATCTTATCGTTGGTCAGGAAGTCAAGCACCGCGCGGGTGTTGCTGTTCTGATTCTCGATGATGTCCCGGGTGTTGCTGTTCATGGCGTTCTGCGTTGCGCAGAAGCCCTGCTGCATCTGGTTCCGGGTGTCGCACTCCTGAGTGGCCAGATTGTAGTTGACACCCTGAATCGCGGTCTGGGTCTTGCAGCAGCAGTCTGCCAGCTGTGTAGCCAGAGCGTTCTGACCCTGCATCAGCGCAACGTTGGTGCTGTTGAAGCCCTGCTGCATGGCGTTGGTGACGCCGTTCAGGCCCTGCTGCACGCCGTTGAAGCCCTGAAGCATCCCGGTGTTCATGGCATAGAAGCCGTCGCACAGGCCGCTTTCCAGCCCGTTCAGCTTGTTCATGACGCTCTGGTTGTCGAAGCCGCGCTGCAGGTCTGCCTGGGTCACTGCGCTGGTCATATAAGGCGAAGCGCCGCCCATGCCGCCGCCCCAGCCAAAGCCGCCCATGCCGCCCCAGCCGAACATGCCGAAAATCAGAAAGAGGACGATCCAGCCCATCCAGTCGCCGCCCCAGCCGTTGAGGCCGTTGCTGTAACCGTTTGCGGGCTGTACCGGCATGGTCAGAACCGTGCTATCAGAAGAAAGAGACATAGTTTTACTCCTTTACGTTAGATTTTGAAATTTATTCTAAATGCGGCCGCATTTTAGAATCCAAACATATTTTTCATGCCGTTGAGCATCGGCGCGATCTGCTGCGCCCGCTGCTGAATGGCGTTGAGCTGCTGCTGTGAGAGCTGGCCGGAGGTGAGCATCTGGTTTATCATCTCCTGCGGGTTCTTTCCCTGCATCTGGCCCATAAACTGCTGGAACTGCCCGCCAATAGGGTTCTGAGCCTGTCGGCCCATCGAATTAAACAAGCTGCTGCCCATCGTTTAGCCCTCCTTTTTCGGCTCTGGTGCTTCTTGCTTCTCCAACGCCGCCAGCTTTGCCGCCAACTCGTCGAACTCCTTGCGGGTGACATACTCCCCGCCTGCGGCTTGCGTGGCTGCAATCGACGCTTTGGGGCCGCTGGTGCGTTCCTTGTAGTCGTAGATTCGGAGTGGGAACGGCCTGCCGTCCTGCCCCACTTCTTTGATGTAGAAGGTATCGGAATCGGCATCCAGTAAAAGTACCCGGCTCCCGTTGGCGACCAAATAGCCGCGGGCTGCCGCTTCACCCTGTACCCAGATAAAGCCGCTGTCAGTCGGTGCGGCCTGCCCCTGCATTGTCGGCATCATGACGGGCTGGGGCTGGTACTGTGCTGCCCTGAGCTGTTCAAGCTGCCCCTGCGGCTGTTGCGGGTAAAACACTTGCGGGTATCCGTTATAAATCGGCATCGTTTTCCTCCTTGTACCAGTAGTAGATCGGGCATTCCGCGCCGCTGTCCCAGCTGTCCCACCACGCGCCGTCGATCACGGTCAGAACGTGGCCGGAGCAGCCCAGTACATACACGCCGCGCGGGTACTCCCGGGCAAAATCTGCCACGGTGTAACAGGTGGTGCAGTCTGCCTCCACCAAACGGCGCTTGTAGCCCTGCTTTTGGAGGTACGCGCCCCATGTGCGGTTGGCGCTTGGCATATCGCCGAGGGCGTAGCCTGTGAGCGCCAGCGCAATATACGCCTGCTCCCAGCTCTGACCGGTGGCCGCAGCTACCGCTCGCACTACGCAGTCCCCGACGCTGCTCCCGCGCGGGTTTGGGTTAAACCTGTTCCACATGGCACCCCCTCCCTTTGCGCCCAGTGTACCTTTTTAAACCGCCGGGAGAGGCAACGAAGGTACAACGAAGGACAAAAAAGAAAAGCGCCCACACAGCACAGGGCTGTATGAGCGCTCAAGTATTTGCACGCAACGCGTATAAAATTTTCAAAAAAGTCTTGACGATTGCACGCAATGCGTGTATAATAAAGACAGTGAAAGACACCACACAATAGAGGTAACAATTATGAGAAGCGCTTATGAGATCGCCGCTGATATCCGCAA